GGCGTGGAAACGCCGGTGTTCGACTGAGCACCGGCTGTTGCGCCAACACAAGGCCCGCTCAAGCAGCGGGCTTTTTGTTTTCACGGGCCGATAGAATGCGGCTCTTCGCTAGGGGTGCTGGCTCATCGAATGAGCCGGCTGAGATAACACCCTTTGAACCTGACTGAGGTAAGCCCCACGCCCACAAAGTAAACTGCCAAAAACAGGGGGCAGGCATGGGCGAACCGAAGGTTTACAGCTACATCCGATTCAGCGACGCACGCCAGGCCAGCGGCGCGAGCAGCGAGCGCCAGAGCGCCTACGCCGAGCAGTGGGCGGCCCAGCACGGCCTTGTGCTGGATGACCAGCTGAGCATGCGCGATGAGGGCCTCAGCGCCTTCCACCAGAAACACATCACGCAAGGCGCCCTGGGCGTCTTCCTGCAGGCCGTGCACGACGGCCATGTGGCCCGCGACTCGGTGCTGGTGGTGGAAGGCCTCGACCGACTCAGCCGCGCCGAGCCAATCCAGGCGCAGGCCCAGTTGGCCAGCATCATCAATGCCGGCATCAGCGTGGTCACCGCGAGCGATGGAAAGATCTACTCACGCGAGCGCCTGAAGGCCAACCCGATGGATCTGGTCTACAGCCTGCTGGTGATGATCCGCGCCCACGAGGAGAGCGACACCAAGAGCAAGCGCGTGCGCGATGCGATTCGGCGCCAGTGCCTCGGGTGGAAAGCCGGCACCTACAAGGGGCTGATCCGCTACGGGCAGGCACCGGGCTGGATGCGCGTGGTGGATGGCCGATGGGAGCTGATTCCAGAGCGGGCTCAAGCTGTGCGGCTGGCCGTGGATCTGTGCCTGCAGGGCTATGGCGCCGGCCACATCACCAAGCAGCTGCACGCCCAGGGCCTGCAGTTCAGCGCGAGCGCGCCAACTTCGGGCCATCTGACCCGCCTGTACACACACCCTGCGCTGGCTGGCGACAAGCACCTCGAGCTCGACGGGGAGACTCACGTCCTGGCGGACTACTACCCGGCCGTCCTTGATCGGCAGACCTGGGAGAGCCTGCAGCAAGCCGTGGAGCTGCGCGGGCGGCGCGCCGTGAAGGGCGAGATCCCGTCAGTGCTCACCGGCACGGGCATCACCATGTGCGGCTACTGTGGCAGCCCCATGAAGGCCCAGACGATGGCCAGCAAGCGCAAGGCAGACGGCACGCTGCTGGACTGTCACAGGCGCCTGCAATGCGTCAGCGTTAACTCGGGGGCGGGCTGCAAGGTTCCAGGCTCATGCTCGGCCGCCCCGATCGAGCGCGCACTGATCCGCTACTGCTCTGATCTGGTCAACCTGCAGGGGCTGTATCACGGCGACCGCAGCGCCCTGCCTCGCGCTGAGCTGGCTGCCGCGCAGGCCGAGCTGGCCGGGATCGACAAGCAGCTGGAACGCCTGACCGAGGCGCTGCTCACAAGCGACGGCCCGGTGCCGGCGACGTTCGCCAAACGAGCGCGGGAGCTGGAGGACCAAAGAGGCAACGTGCTGGCCAAGGTCCAGGCCGCCGAGCGAGCTGTGGCCGAAGCTGCGCGCGCCAACCTTGACGGCGCCGACCAGCGTTGGCGGGTGATCGCTGAAGGTGTCGAGGCGCTTGATTACACCGCGCGCATGCAGGCCCGCCAACTGGTGGCCGACACGTTTGAACGCATCGTCGTGTACAGCCGCGGGATGCGCCCGAACGATGCCACCGATGCGATCGACGTGCTGCTGCTCGCCAAGGGTGGCAATGCTCGCACGCTGAGGGTCGATCCGAAGGGGGGCTGGCTGGCGGCAGATGACTTGGCCGAGGTCTGAAACCTGGTGCGCCTGGCGAGCCACTGGAGGTGCATCATTGCAGCATGGCATCGCTCGATCCGCCCAACTGGACGCCCTGCTGGTACTGCAAGCACTACGGCTATTTCTCCAAAAGTTCCGGCCTGGTCAGGTGCGCCCACCCGGTCTATCCAATGAACTGCTCGCAACCCGAACGAGGCTGCTGCAGCTGGGAGCGCATGCCAGGTGTGGATGATGATGGCTGGCAGCCGGTCGGGTTCGTCAGCCAGCAGGAGGCCCAGGCTGCACTGTGGGCTTCCACCCATCGGAGGGATGCGGACGGAGCCCAGGGCGCCTAGATTCAAGCCGCAGGGCCTAGGGCAGCTTGGGTGCACACAAGCGCGCTGGCCGCGGCGGACTCCCGGGAGGGCGTCCGGGGCGATCGCCCTGCCCATTCATAAACCACCGGCTGTAGCCGGCGCTGGCCGAGTTCTACAACGAGACCATCAAGACCTTGATGCGCCATTGTGAGCAGCATCACAAGCAGGGTAAGTCCGGGCCGGCGTGCATTTAATGTTTCATCGAGGGTGTACCCAACTTGGCGCGCGAGTAGGCACTCACAAATTGCATGGGCTTTGGTTCACACGCTACCCGTAGCGCTTGTTACACCCTTGACCCCCAGATATAGTTTCCCCTAATGCATCGCAAGCACGGCACGGTACGAACAAGTTTTCAGCGGCAGACGTAGCCGCAGTGACCAGGGTCAAAACCGACACGCTAGGATGCAGATAAATGAAGGCCCCGATAGCGCGACAACTTGGCGGAAGGAGCGCTACCAGGGCCACCAGGGCGGCACGACTGAGCAGCCGGTGCCTATTTCGTTCACTCCAACCCCACCGTGGAATCGGTAGAGAGGAAAAGCATGCATGACTCAAGCTAAAAGCTACCCGCCGATCCCTGCTGGTCACGTCCTGGTCTTTCGACCATGGATCACCAGGAAGGACGGCAGCCGGCTCTACGCTTCCCAGGTCGGCAAGCGGGCATTCCCGCTTATCGTCCCGGTGAAGTAAAGGCCTAAGCCTTGACTGCTCGAACGGGCGCTACAAGGGGGACTTGTGGCGCCTGTTTTCATCTTAATGGCCAGGCCAATATGCGCAAGTGAATAAAAACCCAGCCCGTAAATGGCTTGCGGTTTTTCTCACGGTGTGCTTGTCCATCCCTGCTGCCCAACTACTGCCTGGCAGCCTCTGAGCCGGTCTGCGACGGCGTCGGCGTCTTGGACGAGCGCGACAAGATCGCTTCGAGCCTGGTCTGAAATGACTGAGGCGGCGGGGCGGGGATCATCATTTCGGCCGGGACAACCGGGGCCCGGGGCGGGAGAGGAGCTGGCGATGTCGCGCAGCCGCTGCTCAAGGCCAGCAGCGCGGCGATCAGTGGCCAGGCGGTCTTGCGTGAGCGCATCGTTGATCCTTGCCATGTTGCGCGTCTGCTGGCCCTCTAAGACGCGGGCGCCGCGCTCTGCGGCGATGTCCTCTTCAAGCCGGGCCACGCTCGCTCGGTGCGCCTGGAAGGCCATGCCACTGCCAAAACAGGCGGCCATGGCCAGTGCCAGGGCGCCGAGCTTATAGGCCCACCACATGGGGAGCCACCTGGATGACGATGGCGGCCATCAGCCCAGGCGCGGCTGTGGCCAGCGCGTCGAGCGGCTCCACACCATGCAGGCCGGGCTGGCTGCGGTTGTCGAGCCAGTCGGCCGCCTCCTTGACGATGCCGGCCACGATGGCCGCCACGCCCACAGCCACAGCGGCAGGGCGCAGGCCGGCAGCCGTTGCCAGCAGGCCCAGCGCCAGGCCGAACAGAGCGACCAGCAGGCCGATGACCAGGTGCATGGCCTTGTCAGCCGGCAGGCCCAGCTTGCCAAGCAGGGCGGCGAGTTTGGAAAGGATGTTCATCGAGATCTCCATGCTGCAGCAGCAGCGTTGCGCGGGCCAGGAACAAAGCAGGCCGAGTGACCGGCCTGCCACTACCCTGCTCTGTGTTGACCTATTCGGCCTGGGTAAAGTCGACGTAGTACTTCTCGCCCGGGTTGAACTTGCCCAGCAGCGCCGGGTTCGTGATGTGGATGTCGAGAGTCGCACTCGGCGAGTACTTCGAGAAAGTGCTGTCCTCGTGGAGCCCGTCCTTGTCAAAGGAAGGCGGGCAGACCGCGTTCATCGTCAGCTTCTCGCTGCCGGCGAGGCGCTCGATCTTCGAGATCTGCAGCTTGGCGCGCATGGTGGTGGACATAGATAGCCTTTCAGTGTGGTGCCTACTCAATCGAGGCGGGTGGGAGAAATCGGAAACGTCGCCCGGCCGCCGCTCAGGCCGAGCAGGCCAGCGCGTGCAGGGTGTCGTCGCTCAGTTGGCGGCGCTCGGCGCGGTGCAGCATGGCGCTGCCGTTGATGGACTTCGTGATGGCGTCGATCTGCCAGGCATCGGCCAGCACATTGAGCTTGTTGACGTGCCAGTACCAGGCCGCGGTGAGCGCGGCGTGCTCGGGCGTGGCGACCAGGTCGGGCTGGTCTGCATAGGGCTGGCCCAAGTCAATGGACGCATCCAGGTAGGCAGCGCGGCCGGTGAGCTGGATGAGACCGCGGCCGCGATACAGCCAGCCATCGCCGCTGACCTGGTCGCGGTTGCCGCAGCGGTTGGCGTAGACGCAGTTGGCAAGGGCCTGCGGATTGCGCGCCAGGCGGGCAGCATCGGCCAGGCTGGCCACGCGGCTGGGGAACACGGCGCGGATGCGCTCGGGCGTGCTGTAGAAGAGGTTCTCCTCGACGTGGACGAAGCGCGCCGACTCCACCATGGCCTGGGCCAGGAAGGCCGCGATGCGGGCCGGCGTGCTGATGTCGAAGCGGCTGCAGGCCGCCGCCAGCGGGTCGGCATAGAGCCGCGCTTGCGTGGGCGCCACGCCGGCAGCCACCAGGGTTTGAACAGTGATCATGGTCAGCCTTCTTTCACACGGGTTCGGACAATGAGGACCGCGAAGCCGACGAGTACGCTGGCGTCCTGGAGCGTCGGCGCCTCCAGGTGCAGGAAGGGGGTGATGACGGCACCGGCGCCACCGATGGCCAGGCAGGCCCAGGCCAGGGCCTTGAGCCACTCGGTGACGCGCTCGCGGGCATCGAGGCCGCGTGCCAATGGCGCAGTGCGCTCTAGCTTGTTCAGGGCCTCGGCCACGGTGATGAGGCCCGCCAGCCAATGGAGGATCTGAATCGCCTCACTCATGGCCACCACCCTCTGCAGGTGCAGGCGTCTGCACTTGCCCTGAAAACCGGCGGATGGCGAAACGAAGCACCTCCTGCGCCCCGCCACCCACCGCGAACGCACAGCCCAGCAGCAGCGAGTCCGGCAGCGAGGCCATGAGCAGGGCCAGTGGCGCCAAATAGCCGGCCGTGATGGCGCTTGCACAGGCGACCGCCATGCGACGCAGCGTGGTGCGCACCAGCTGCTGCCAGGTATCGCCGGTTGCGGGCACCGCGTTGAGCAGAATGATGGCCACCAAGCTGCCGCTGAAGCCCGCGATGAGCAGGTCAGCACGCAGCCCAAGCGGGGCGCCAAAGGCTGTGAGGATGGGCACCGCGGCCGTGGAGGCCGCGATGGTGCCGAGGGCGGTGGATGCAGGCTCAGCCATGTGGTGGTGTTGGTTGAGTCAAAAGAATGCCCGCACGAGGCGGGCTGGCTTAGGTGCAGCGCTGGGGCTGCTGGCTACAGCGTGGCGGGTCGACGGTGCGCAGCTCGTCGGGGTCGGGATCACCACCACCGCAGGCGGTGAGCAAGGCGCACAGCGCCAGGCAAAGTAGTCGTTTCATACTGACCTCACACACAGATGCCGTTGTTGATGAGGGCCTGGCGGATCTCGTTCAGCACGTAGCGCACGCTATCGATGTCCGCCGCGGCGGCACCGGGCACGCCGTATGCGCCCTGCGGCGTCTTCCCGTTGCAACCAAAGCCGGCAGTCACGCGCAGGCCTGGCACGCCTGCTGTGAAGAACGGCGAGCCTGTCAGCACCCCGTTGTGCCCCGAGGTGAGCGCACCGACGAAGAACAGGTTGGTGGTATCGATCCCAATGCCCATGGCGTATTGGCCGGAGCGGACCATGCCGTAGTAGCCCCAGTTGGAGGCCGTGCTGCGGGTGACGCTAACCGCGCCATAGGGATCGTGCGCTTGGCCGTCCAGCGCGAAGGTGCCACCGCCGTCCACCTTGATCGCTGGCGACGTAGCCACGGACGACTTGGCATATAGCCCAACGGCGCCACCAGAGGCTTCTGCCATCACAGCCACGCCGCCGCCGTCACATACACCCCAGACGCCCTTGGCTGAATTGGAGTAGCCGTAGACGCCGCTCCCTGTGACCGAAGCCGCGAACACCCCCCAACCGCCGTAGGAGTTCACAACGATGCCGTCGGCCGGAGAGGTGTTCTTACCAATCTTGACCAGGGTGGTCCCCAAGCCATAGGACCCAGACCCAACCTGCCCCAACTCGACAAGCTTTTCGACGCCGGCTCCGATGTCCCCATAGACCCGCAGCGTGTTTCCGCCACCTTCGTTCAGCTGGATGGATCGGCCGCTGGTTGCGGTTCGGATGAGGCTGCCGGTTACCGTCACGCCCGTGATGTCGCCTGCAGTGATCGTGCCCAGGTTCGCGCTGATCGCGCTGATCTGGCCCACCTTGAGCGCACTGATGTAGGGCGAGTCCCAGGTGGTCGTGTTCGACGTTGCGTCGTAGGACCCATTGGCCTGCCACACGGTCTGGTTCGATGCATAGGCCGGCGCCGCGCTCACCCAGGTCTCGCCACCGCCCCAGGCGTTTGCTGCGGGCACGCTGCTCGCGCCGGTCGAGGTGCGCGTGCCGGTGCCCAGCGTCGTGCCGCTGGCCAGCACCGTGTAGGCCATCTTGGCCGACAAGCCGGTCGCACCTGCCGCACCTTGGCTGGTGATGGATGCCCCCGTCCAGTTGACCGTGTCTGCGGTGCTGGTGCTGTTGTTGCTGAGGTGGACCGTGGCCACCCACAACGTCCAGCCGGGCGTCGGCGCGCCGGGCGATAGCGTCCACCCCGATGGCGCTGCGCTCAACGCGCCACTGGCCCATGTATAGGTCGACGTCCCTGTGGGCCCCGCAGGGATGGTCAACGCCCACGCGTAGACCTTGGCATCGGCCGTGCGGGTCCCAGCTGGACCGTCGCCACCCGTAGGTCCGGTGGGCCCGGTCGGGCCAGTCGGGCCCTGGCTGCCCGCCTTGCTCTTGGCGATGTTGTAGACCTTGTCGACCGTCACCGATCCCACCACCGCGCGCAGGGTGGCCGACCCAGTGTCAGCGCTCATGGCGCTGACGCTGTAGACCCCGGCCGAGTTGATGCTGATGGTGACGCCAGAGGCGGCTTGCACGCTGAAGGTCACACTGGCGTCGGGCACCTCCGTGGCGCCACGCCATACCTTGAACTCGCCGCCGGTGCCGGCCCAGCTGGCCACCGTGCCGAAGGCATCCGCCGCCACGGTGGACGATTCATTGGTGAGGAAGCCGATCAGCGCGTCGGAGCCATCGCGCAGGCGCACCACGGTGACCTGGTCGCTCAGCGAGCCCTGAGTGGCCGACACCACGCAGTAGGCAGCCACGCCGAATTGGGTGTCGGTGAGCGTGCGCACGTTGCCCGTGCCGCCCAGGGTGACCGTGCCGAGGCTGGTTCCAGAGGCGTTGTACAGCGTGGCCACAAACGTGGCGGGGCTGGCCAGCGTGGGCGAGATCTTGAAGGTGATGGTCTGCGTGGCCGGGCTGGCCACGCCGGTGCCGTCGTAGGTGAAGGCCTGCGCCGTGGCGCGCAGGGAGAAGCTGCCGCTCACGGGCTCGATAAAGGCGCCGGTGATGGTGTAGGTCACCGGCGAGACATCGGCCAGGCTTTGCTGCCCGCCGCCGAACACATTGAACGAGGTGAGCTTGATGTAGACGGTGGTGCCGACCAGCGAAGCATCCAGCGGGCCGCTGCGGGCTACCGCGTTGTCCACGCGCACAAAGGCATCACCAATGGCATGAGCATCCACCGTGCTGCCGTAAGCGCCACGCGCGAGCGTGGTGAGGGTGTAGTGGTTCGCCGAGGTGAGCGTGGCTGTCTGGTAGGCCAGATATTCCGGCGATGCCCCGCCGACATAGCAGAGCGTGGCCAGGGCCGCGAGGTCTGCAGCGCTGCCGCTGTGCAGCTGCCCACCATTGACCTGCAGCTGGACATCGGCACCCACGGCTGCGGTGAGCTGCCCGAAACGGCTGCCGCCGCGCACCTCGCCGATCTGCTGGTAGTTGCTGCCGTCATAGCTGGCCCAGACCTGGCAACCGCCCCAAAGCGGGTTGGTGCCGGCGGTGGCCACCATCAGCTCCAGCCCGGTGGTGGTGAGCACGCCTGGCGCCTCGAAGATGACCGGGGTGAGCGCATTGCCGGGCGCTGCATTGAAGTCCAGCGCGTAGCCGCTGCCGGCCTGGGCGCCGTACAGGGGCGCGCTGGCATGGCCGATGGGCGCGTCCTCGGCCTCGATCTCGAAGCTGTCGGTATCCACCTCGGTGACCTTGGTGATGCGCACCGGCAGGCGGTCCAGATAAAGGTCCGCGTCCGTGAGCGTGACCAGGTCCAGCGGCTCCAACCGGGCCTTGGTCCAGGCTACCTGGAAGCTGTAGGTGTTCCAGACCGCCATCTGGCGCTGCAGTTCCATCTGCGCAACGAAGCTGGCCACCTCGGGCGTCTTGATCTCGTGCGCCTTGATGACCTCCATCACACGCTCACCAAACTGCTCGATATGAGCCAGATCCTTGGCAGGCATGACCTCGATGTTGTAGGCATTGGCGCGGTTCTGGTACTCGACGCGCACATGGTTGTACGCATCCTCATTCACGCGCGGCGTGATCTTGATGCGGGGCTCGTTGCCATCGCCGAGGAAGTCGCCCGCCACCAGGTCGTACACCGGCGTGGTGTTGGGTGTGAAGGTTGCGCCGTTCGCCGTCTTGGCTTCGTCGCCCAGCGGAATGACCTTGAGCTGCAGGGCGCTCCAGACCACATCACTGTTGGTGAGCTTGAGCCAGCTCTTCAGGGTGTCGGCCGCGGCCGTTTGCTCGAGCATGGCCGGGCTCATAAAGAGGCCGTGGCTGATGCAGTAGTTGCTGTACTCGGTGAGGTCGCCCATCTTGGCCGAAGGCCACAGGCAGCCGCGCAAGCCATCGGTCAGGAATTCGCGCACCACCACGGCCATATTGGCGTCGACGATCGAGCTGCTGAACTCGCTGGGGGTTGAGACCTCGAAGTTGTGGTTGTCCACCTGGGCCGTGCTGGTCAACTCGTAGTTGGTGGCATAGACGTAGGCGAGCCCGCTGTAGCCGATGGCTTCGGTGGAATGGTTCGCCGTCAGGTGGCTCCAGACGGGCTGGCCCAGCGTGCCGGTGGCGAGATTGAGGCCCAGCGGCGCCAGCGCTGAGGTGGCGGTACCGCTCTCCTGCACCTGGTAGGTGATGTCGACCTCCACCCCCACCCAGGCCATGCCGAAGATATAGGTGCCGGCCGTGCAGCTGTAGGCCGCGCCCTCGGGCAGCACCCCGGCGCCGTAGCCCGCCGACTCGTTTTCCACCATGGAGACCGAGGCGTTGCGCACCCAGGTCGCCGCATCGGGCACGGTGATCGCGTTGCTGCCGGCCGGCACGGTGGCGCGGTAGGTGGAGGTGCGGGTGCGCGTGGTGACGGTTTGCCCGGTGAAACGCTCCTTGCCCTTCCAGGCGCTCACGATGCCGTTCACCGGGCCCGCGCACAGCGCCATAGCCACGGCGGCCTCGTAGGTGTAGCTGGTGCGTTCCTGCTTGACGCCACCGCCACCCTTGCCGCCGCTCTCGGTGGTCTCGGTGTGTGGAATGGCCTTGAAATCGCCGTACCAGAGCAGGTTGCCGGGGATGCGCGGCCGGCCCCACAGCAGGCCCACGGTGAGGCCATAGGAGCTGGTCTGGACCTGGATGCCGCCCAGCTTGGGGTCGGCACTGCTCAGGGTGCTGCGCTTGCCGCTCATGCTGCGGGCTCCTCTTGGCGTTCAATCAGGGCGTGGAGGCGATAGCGCAGCGCTGGGCGCGCCATCAGCTCGGCTTCATCGAGCTGGCCCCACACCACCGCGCGCGCCTGGCGCAGCGCGTGAATGATGGGCGCCTGCGGACCCGTGCCCATGACGATGGCGGCATGGCTGTAGGTGCGGCCATACCTCCAGGCCACCACGTCGCCCACTTCCGGCTGACCATCGAGCTGCAGCTCGGCGTACTGCTCCAGCCAGCCTAGGTAGCGCTCTTCGCTGCGGTGCAGATGCCAGTCGGGCGTGTAGGGCCGGGGGTCCAGCTCGGCCGGGACCAGGCCCAAGGTGGCGAACACGCGCACCAGCAGCATGGCGCAGTCGACCCCGGCTCCCTTCACGTCGCCCAGGTGGTGATACGGCGTCTTGAGCCAGCTGCTGGCCTCGGCGGCGATGGCGGCGCGGATATCGGCGTGCGAATTCATGTGGCCACCTCAGGCGCGGGGATGTAGGGCTGGCCGCGGAAGCGCAGCAGGTTGGCAAACTTCGTTTGACACGTACCCTTCTCGCCATCGCAGCCGGGATAGACCGAGAAGGCATCGCCCGCTTCGAAGGGGAACGGGAATGGCAGCGCGAAGCTGAAGGTGCCGCCGGCATAGGAGCGCACAGTGCGCGAGACGCCCGCGTTTGCACCAGAAGTGAAGCGGAGCACCCCTTGCTCGAAGTAGCCTGCCGCCTCAGTGCGATCGCTCGTGAAGGCGCTGGGGCCCGTGAAGGCGGCGCCCGTGCACGTACCGGTGACGGTGTAGACGGCCCTGCTCTTGCCGCAGCCCGCGTCGTACAGCGTGTTCAGGCAGGTGGCCTGGAACACATCGCGCGGCATCATGATCAGCAAGCGCTCCAGCTCGCTCTTGACCTGCAGGGTGATGGTAGTGGCGTCGAAGCCGGTGGGCGAGCCGCTGCCCTGGAATTTGGGCATCACGCCCTTGAAGGCGAGCTGCTCGTCGAAGTAGGCCCATTCCAGCAGCACGGTGCAGCCGCGCAGCCCTCCCAGGCGCGCAAGGCGCAGCAGCGGTACACCGCCGATCAGGTCGGCCGGGCGCGGCGTGATGTCGAGCTGCAGCTCGTCCACCTGGATGCCCGACATGATGCTGAGCTTGTTGCGCTCAACGAAGGGTCCGCAGGCGAAGCTGCGGCCATCGGGCAGGGTGACGGGCGTGGTGGAGCCGCACCAGCGCAGAACCGTGCCGCTGGTCAGCGTGAGGGTGTAGAGATCGATACGGATGCACTTGATGGCCGTATCCATCCAGGCCGCGAGCTCGGGTGTGGTGTTGATCATGGGTGGAAGGTCTCGAACTCGACTTGCTTGGCCACATAAAGCAGGCGCATGAATTCCTCGAATTCCTGCTCGTGTTTGGTGAAGGCGCAGCGCCAGTAAAAAAGCCCCGTCCAGGTGAGCACGGCGCCGGCGGCTGGGGCGGTGCCGAAGGTGACCAGGCCGGTGCTGCTGATGGTGACGGTCTGCGTGGTGCCGTCCTTCTTGACGACGGCGGCGCCGTTGAGGGCATAGACCGGCTCGATGAAGCCGCCCTGCTGACGCACGAGCTGGAACTGCGTGGCGATGCCGTTGCCGATACCGAAGATCTGGTCTTCTGCCGCGCGATCGTCACGGTCATCGAACAGGAAGTCATCGAGCGCGCCGCGGCGCGCGCGGAAGAAGCCGCTCAACGCATCGAGATCGGCCTTGCGCAGGAAGCTGTACGCGATCTTGATGAGGTAGGTGGGGTAGAGCTGCTGCGACAACGCATAGCGCCGGCCGTTGGCACGCTTGACGGTGGTGGCCGTGCGGATCACCTTGACGCGCGGCCAGGCCTGGCCTGCCAGCACCGGATAGATTGCATCTGACATGGCAGACCCTTAGAGCTTGAAATTGCGCCGCGCGCGCTTGAATGCAGCCACCAGCTCGTCGTCGCTGATGATGGAGTAGCCGCCGGGCAGGCGCGTGGCGTTGAGCGTCACGGCCAGCTCGCCGCCACCAATGGATTGCCCCGATGCCGCCATGTCGCCCAGCATGCGGATCGTGTCGGCATGCTTGGCCGGCAAGATCATTTCGCGTGCATGCGTTTGCACCATGGGGTTCATGCCCGCTGGGATGTCGAACCCCTGCTCGGCACTGAAGATGTGCTTGGCAAACGCGATCACGCCGGCCAGCGCGACGCCGGCAGCCACTGGCGCCAGGACGGGGCCGACATAGGGAATCCCGGCGATCGCAGCGTAGGCGCCGGCCGCTGCCTCGTAGGCCTTCATGCCGATGGTCTTGAGCGAGGCCGCGCCCTGGATGGCGGTACTTTCCGCCGCCACCACCGCTTCTGCAGCGACGCGCTGCTTGCCGAACACCCAGGTCATCAGCACCATGCGCGCCTGCCCGACCAACCAGCCCGCGATAGGCTTGGTGACCAGCTCGGTGAGCATGATGCTGCCGATCTGCTGCGCCACGCTGCGCAGCCCGCCCAGCGTGACCTTCATATTCGCCACCATGCTGTTCAAGCCCTGTTCGATGGCCTGTTGGCTGGCACCGAAGATGGATTCAAAGGGCTTGGCCTGCTCGACGGTCTGCTTGCCATCGTTCTCGCTCTTGAGGCCACGGTACTTGCGGCGGATCGCCAGCAGCTCCGCCTCCAGCTTCTCCAGCGCGACCGGGTCTGCGTTGGGGTTGCCCTTCATGGCGTCGATCTCGCCCTGCTTGGCCTGCTCCTCGATCTGGCGGCGCATCTCCAGCGCCTGGCGCTGGATCTGCAGCAGCTGCATCTGGGTGATGGTGCCCAGCTCGCGCTCCAGCTCGCTGGCCCGCTCCATCGCGGCGATGTCTTCGAGCTGGTCCTCGCGCGAGACCTGGCGGCGGATGTTGTCGATCTCGCGCAGCGATTCGTGGTGCGCGCGGTAGATGCCCTGCATGCGCTTCAAGGCGTCCTGGTATTCCTTGCTGTCGCTGCCATAGCGCTGGCGCATGCGGTCGGCATACAGCTCGGCCAGCAGTTCCTGCTCGACGAAGTTGCCCTTGGCCGCGTCGATGCGCGTGAGCAGCTCGGCCTGTTCAGCCGCGAAATCCTCTTTGCGCAGATCAAGCACCAGGGCGTAGTACTTCTTCTGCACGGCGAAGCGCTGCTTGTCGGCGGCGCTGAGCGTGCCGAGGATCTCCTGCCAGTAGGCCGCCTCGCGCTCCTTGCCAAACTGGTAGAACGTGCCCTGCTCGGCCTGCATGCGTTCGTGAGCAACCTTTTGGCGATCCAGCTCGGCCTCCCAGCCCTGCATGCGCTGGTCGCCCTCAGGCGTGGCCCTGAACTTCTTGCCCTGCTCGTCCTTGGGCGCAGTGGGCGTGGGGGCGGCGAACAGCTGGACGATACGGTCGCGGGTTTCCTCGCTACTCTCGACCATGCTCTTCCAGGCAGCGTCCCAACGCTGGCCGATGCGATCGGGCCAGCTCATCATCACATCGGCCGCGCCCTTGAAGTCGCCAGTGACCACCTTGTAGAGGCCCTCAGCCAGGGTACGCAGCGGCTCGGCGATCGAGTAGACGAACGAGTCCAGGATCTCCCACACGATGGCCACGGCGTTCTTCAGGCCCCAGAAGACGGACACCAAGCCTCCGATGGAACCCTTGATGACGAGCACCGCCGTGGGCCCCACCGCCGAGAACCATTCCGCCAGCTTGGTGAAGACCGGCATCACGGCATCGCCGATGGCCTTCTGCACCGCCAGCATTACGTCGCCTACGTCATTCATGGCGGCGCGGTAGCGCTTGTTGGCCTCGACGTTCTCGACGCCCACCACCAGCCCAAGCTCCTGCTGCTTGATGCGAGCATCCTCCAGCACCTGGTTGTTGAGCTTGAGCAGACCTCCCAGCTCCTCGGCGCCTTTGCCGAAGGCCGTTTGCATGGCCATGGTGCGGTCGGTGCCCTCGGCATAGGTGCGCACCACCTTGAACGAGTCCATCAGCAGCTCGTTCATGTTGCGGAAGTTGCCGTTGGCATCGCGCGTCTTGATGCCCATGCCTACCAGCGCATCCTCGTTGGTGCGCAGCTGCTTGGCCAGCTTGGAGGCCGCGCTGGTCATCGCGTCGGAGTTGCTGTAGATATCGCCAAGCGCCACATTCAAGGCCGAGGCCTCGGTGGTGTTGATGCCCAGCGCCTTGGCAAGGCTGTTGGCTTCCTTGGTGAAGCCGGAGGTGGCCTGCACGGATTCCTTGAGTACCGCGCCGCCGGCCAGCAGCGCGGCCCAGGCCGCGAAGCGCTTGGTGACCGCGCCGATCGCGCCCTCGACCTTGCCCAGGTCGCCCGCCACCTGGCCATGCATGGCCGAGACGCTGGACGCGATGCCGCTGAACGAGGACTTGACCGTGGCGCTGGCCGCCGCGACGCGCGCGGCGAACGAGTCGACCTCGGCCTTGGCCTGGCCGGCATTCGCAACGATGTCAACCTTGGCTTGCTGGTCGGACATGGAAGGTTGCTTTCAGTGGACGGTGCCGCCCGCGGCGGCAAAGTTGGCGATGAACTCGGCGATCGCCGCCGACTCGTTGGCGGGCTTGAGCGGCTCTCGTTCTTCAGGGCTCTCGATGCCCAGGTAGGCCTGCACCATCTGCTGCAGAGGTGGAGAGCGCCGCCACTGCCGCTGGAGCGCGGCGTAGCGGTGCAGGTCCATGTGATGCTCGACGTACTCGAACGTCCAGCCGGTGCGGTCGATCACTTCCGCGATCGCCGCTTGCCAGTCGAAGCACCAGATTGGCTCTCCACCCTGCTCTCCCCCGGCGGTGCCGAGGGGACGCTGTTGGTCATCAAGCGCTGGAAAATCTCCGGAGCGGTGTCCCAGTCCAGCTCGTCGACCAGCAACTGGCGTGGCATCTCGGGATAGTTGCGAAGCAGCGCCGAGTGAATGACATCGACGAAGGCGTTCTGCAGCTGCACAGGATCGGTGAAGCTACCCTCGGCGATCTGCTGCATGCGGTGCTTCGAGTTCTCGAAGCCGCCGAAGCTGAGCTTAGGCATGAGGTAATCGACCCCGCCCAGCGTGACGGGGATGCCCTTGAAGGGCACAGCGGCGGCGCTCATTGGAATGAGGTCATGGAGATCTCGCCCAGCGCGCCGAGCGAATCGACCTGGGCGGCGAACGCGAAGTCGGGCATGGAGAAATCTTCGTTCTTGAAGGCGAAGCCCAGGCTTTCGGAGACCAGCGAGTTGAAGATCACCGTCATGGTCTGGCTCTGGAACTTGTTGACGAAGATGCCGCGGAAGGTGGGCGCTTCGCCGGCCAGCTGATTCTTGATCTGCAGGGTGCTGGCGCCAGCCGCAGTGGTCTTGTAGAGGTAGCTGAACTTCAGGACGTTCGCGTTTTCCGTGGCGTTGAAGGTGTACACCCCGGTGCTCTCGTTGACCGAGTACTGGAGCGCCGCGGGGGCCGCGGCGACGCGGGTATAGGCCGCACCGGTGACGCTGTTCTGGACGCCCAGGTCCTCGACGAAGTTGGCGGCATTGGCCACGGTTACCGCGGCAGTGGCAACGGTGCCCAGCTCATCCAGCGCCAGCAGCTTGGCCTGGGCCAGGATATTGGCGGCCGGCTGTGCGAAGAACACCTCGTTCAGCAGCTTGCCGTTGAAGCGGCCGGACTTAGCCTTGCCGCTGATGGACTTGGTGCCGGCGCCCACGGCCTCGGCAAACTGGTTCTCGCCCGTGAGGCTTTTATTGCTGGCCTTGAAGTCGAAGCTGACTTCCTGCAGCGTGGCCACCTGCACAGGGGTGGAGTTGGCGGCGCTGTTCTTGACGAACAGGGCGCCGCTATGGAATGCGATTTGTCCGCGACCGGCCATGATGGGCTCCTGAAAGTAGAAAGCCCCGTCAGGCGGGGCTCGAAGGGTGGGTGATAGAGCAGTGTTGCTGAGCTACTGGGACCAGACCTGCAGGGTGCGCTCGTGCACCAGCACGGTGGCCTCGAAGGTGAGCTCGAAGACGCCGGCCGTACCATCAGCGCCGGCCTTGCGCGGCCGGCTGCTGACGAAGGAGAGCCGAAGCGCCAGGCCGCCGAGCGAGGGATCGAGCATCAGTGCGGCGTTGGCGTCTCTGATGACAGGATCGGCCAGCGCGGTCTGCGGGTCGCCTCGGGTGTGCACGGCCAGCGTGAACTGGTAGCGCACCTTGAGGATGTCCCACTCGCCATCGGAGCCATAGACCTCGGCCCGGCTGTCGCCTGGGTTGAGGTTCAGCGCCGGGCAGTCCTCGCGCTCAAGGGGTGCGGTGCGCTCAACGAAGACGCGCTGCGCCGGCACGCTGGGCAGGGCCTGCTGCGAAGCCAGCGCGGCCTGCAGGATCTGATGATGGAAGGTGGCCATGCGCTACCTCTTCAGACCAGCTCGAGCTGGCAGCGGCTGAAATAGCCATCGCCCTGGACCTGCGCCGGCTGCCGAGCCCGGTAAAGCACCAGGCCGACCTGGATAGGGTCGTGGTGCTTGACCGGCGGCACGGCGGCCGTCTCGTACTCGATCTGGTACTCGGCGCTGATGGCCTCGTCGCCGAGCACGAGCTGCTCGGGGCGGACCCACTGCACATCGAAGGGCACGGGCGATGCCGAGGCCGGGGCATAGACCGCCGACTCCAGCATGCCCGCGCTCTTGCAGGCAGCGAACAGCACCTCATGGGGGAAACGCATGGCCAACCCCTGCGCGATCAGAACGCGGCGTTCAAGCGCACGCGGGCGGTGGTATCGCCGTTGGCCTTGGCCTTGGTGATCACACCGACCTTGGTGTTGCCCGCCGACGTGGTGGTGATGCGCTTGGCGGCGTTATCCCAGTAGGCGGCCACCAGCACGGTGCCGCTGGCGACATCCGTGGACAGCGCGGTGATGTCGAAGACACCCTCGGTCTGCAGCTCGGCGTCCACGGCACCGTTGAGGTAGGCGCCGCAGGCAATGCCGAACAGGATGCCGACCAGGCAGCCGTCGCCAGGGCTCAGCGCGTAAGGGGCGGTCACCGTGACGGTGCAACCGGGTTGAACGAAGTTCTTCATGGCACAGGTCCTTTCGGTATGGTGTGCTGGATCTGGATGGAAAGCGGCCCGCCGGGCGATGCCTGGCGGGCCTGTTGGCGGCCGCGGCGCGCTGGTTTAGACGCCCGGGTTCTTGAACAGACCGCGGTAGTCGATCGCCTTGGTGGCGAAGTCCAGGCGCGCCTTGACTTCCAGGCCATCGACATCGAAGCCCATGCGCTGCTCGGTGTAGAGGCCCTCGTCGCCATCGAGGTAGGCGTACTCGACCGTGTCGATCTGGCTCGGGTCAGCGGCCATGAACCATTCCAGCGGATTGCTGGCATCCAGGCGAGGCTCGACGATGATCTCGTAGGCGTTGTTGAACACGTTGGTATCGGCCGACTTCGTGGCGATCACCACCGCCTGGAAGTTCTTCTGCGCCTCGGTCTCGCGCGTGGCGCCGACGATCACGTACTTGGCCACCAGGTTGAGCGGGGAGCCGTTGCCGCTCGGGTCCTTCTGCAGGCGCATGGCCTTGCGCGCTTCGTTCAGCGTGGTCTCGCCGATGACGCCGGCCGTGCCCAGGTTGCCATGGGTGGCGTGGAACAAGGCGACGCTATCGCTCATGGCCGCGTTCGCCTTGAGGATGCTGTAGACCGTGTCGCTCTCGAAGTCGGCGGCGGCGCGGCCGTACATGGCGGGGATGCGGCTCAGGAAGTCCAGGTCATCGTTGATGACGGCCTGGCGGGTCACACCCACCACCTTGCCATAGGTGGCGAGCTGGATGGTCTCGCCGCCATCCACCAGCTTGCCGCGCTTGAACTCGCCGAACTCGTTGACCTTCTCCAGCGTCAGGTTGCCGGCCACAGCCACACGGGTGGCGGCGCGGAAGTCGCTCAGGGTGCCACGGCGTGCCCAGGCCTTGAAGGTCTGGGGCGCGCTCTGGTAGGCCTGGCGCAAGGTGCGGTTGACGGTGCTGGCCAGGGCGATGCTGAAGTCGCTGGTGCCGTGCATCGAGCGGAAGCCCATGGCATCGCTGTTGCCCATGGCCACGCTGACGATCTCGTTGCGGCCCATGCCGTCGGTGTTCAGGCCTTGCAGTTCCAGGCTGCGGCGGGCCAGCTCGAAGAGCGTCATGCCACGGAAGCGCCGCGCGGTCTCGGGCAACTGGTTGGTGCCGGGGTTGGCACGGTGCGCGACAGCGGCGCCCATGTCCACGCGGCGCTGCTCCTGCTCGTCCTGCGTGGTCTGCAGGCCGGCAGCGCCGCGCGTCGGGCCGCTGGCGTTGCTGCCGCTTTCCAGCTTGGCAAACATCTCGGCACGCGCCTGGTCCAGCGTGAGGCCGCGGGACAGCATGCTCTCGACATCGGCTTCGGTGACCAGCTCGCCATGGGCGGTGCGGCGGAAGCTGGCCACCGCCGAGCGGATGGCCGCAGAGCGCGTGCGCTCGTCGGCCAGGATCTGCTCGGGAGAGCGCGTCTCGGCGCCGGTGGCCGGCGCGGCGGCCGGTGCCGGCACGGCCGGCGCGGGGTTTGCGCCTGCGACGGGGTCAGCCGCTGCGCCTCGGGTGTTGTTCGGCATGGAGATCTCCTTTGGAGGGTTGGAATCAACAGCGGCTGCTGTTGCGGGTTGGGAAACTTCGGAGGCCGGGGTACCGCTGCGAGTGATGAACTCGCAGGGGAAGGTGCGGCCACCCACTGCCAGGGACGCCTGGGCGAGCAGTTCCTCGGCGTCCGGGCGCTCACCCGTTTCGCCGAGTGCGCGCACGCCGGCAAACGGGTCGGCGCCGATCGGCACCAGGGAGTTTTCGCAGGGCTCCCAGTCGATGGCGCGCCAGATCGGCAAGCCACCTTCCTGGTCGGGGTCGGTCTTCTCGTAGCGGTGCACGATGTAGCCGGTCGAGATGTTGCGGATGATTTTGTTGACCACGTCGCGCCAGTAGGCGTTGACGACTTCGTCGCGATCACTGAAGCGCGCGACCGCGCGCCCTTCCCCCGACTTGAGCCAGGCGTCCTCGTGGACACCCAGCACGCTGGACAGGTCCCACTGCTGATGCGAGTTGAGCAGCGGTGCGCCTGCCTTGAGGCGATCGAGGCGGACATGCGCGGGATCGAGCGACAGTTCCTCAAGGTAGTAGGACCACGTGGCCCAGTCGAAGCGCTTGACGCGAGCACCAGAGGTCCAGACAAACTCGAAGGTGCGCTCGGTCTCGTTGACCGAGGTGACCGGCACGCTGCGGGTCTGCAGGGGCATGCTGCGCACTTCGGTGCGGAGGGCGGGAAGTGTTGCTTGGGGCATGGTGAGCTCCGGAAATGAAAATGCCCGCTTCGAGCGGGCCAATAGCTACGGCGGCAGCGGCTGATCAAGGTGGCACGTGCCACGGCTTTCGCCACCGCAATTCGGTTTTGCTTGGGCACTTGATTCGGCGGATCGTCCCGCCGCTCAGGAACGCTTGCCCGCTGGGCGCTGCTGGGTTGTGAGTCATCGTCACAGGCTGCAGGTTGCCGATGTCCAGCAGGCCCCAGGTAGCACCCTCATCGGTGCTGAACAGCACGCCGGAATAGCGACTGGACAAATTCCCGTTGCCGAAAATGACGCCATCGGCAGAGCGCCAGAGATCGAACACGTAGGTGCCGAATCGCTGCCCGAAGTCCAGGGACATATTGCAGGCCTGGCAGGCCAGCGGCAGCGTGGGGTGGAGCGCATCGATGCCGCTCGGATCGTTGTCCTTGCCCACCAGCACGGTGCCACCGGGGGTGTCTATAAAGCTGGTGCTGCCGTTGCCGAATTGGCCGTAGTCTGTAGCCACAGCGCCCGCAGCATCGAGCCTCAGTACCTTGCCGGCCACCCCGGCCCACCTCAAGTTAGCGTCGCCCGCGCTGTAGTCCCCGCAGGCCACATAGGCCCGATCGGCTCGGTCAACGTAGACGGCGTGGATGTGGCGCGTCCCGTCGCGCAGGCCCGCGCCCGTGGGCTTTGGCGCGCTGTACCACTTGCTAAAGACTTCGCCGGTGGCATCACTGCGCCAGACGTTGACGGCCGGGTATTCGTCAGGGATCGAGCCGTAGTCGGCCGGCCAGGTCGGGCCATTGGCGCCGGCCGATTTGAGAACGCTGTACTCGTTGACGTAGATGCGCCCAGCCGAGTCCTCACCGAGGTGCCAGAATGCCCCCGCCTCACCAGTGCAGACCTTGCGCCAGGTCAGGCCGTCATCGCTGCTCTTCCACAGCTCGGCGAACAGGAACTTGCCGCCGACCGCCTGGCCATAGGTTGACCAGAGGCAGTCGGTCGTACCGCCGCCCATGTAGATATGGCCACGGCTGTCGACGAACGCGCCGCGCATCACCACGCCTACGGTGGCCACGGTCATCGTGGCACGCAGGGTCCAGCTGGCGCCCGCATCGGTGCTCCTGTAGAGGCGCGGATTCCCATCCTGGGCCGTGGCCAGGATCAGGGCGCCACTGTTGGTCTCCTGCACGATGCCGCCACGCTGGCTGCCGCTGATGATGGTCGGCACAACCTCGACGTGATCCCGGTAGTCAATGACTCTTGGCATCAGGTTCGCCCCGGGCTGTACTCGCCATCGCGCAACGCAATCCAGACGACGCGCTGTCCGGCGCCGGCAACGGCAACGGACGCGCCGAGGCTGAACCCGGTGCTGCTGAGGCTGACGATGGCGGCGGCGTCGGTCGCGGCCGCCGTGACAGGGATGGATGCGACGCCGTTTGCAGCCATGCCGGCCGTCAGGATCATGAGCGGCTGCGCGGCGTCGATGTTCTTGACCAGCACCGCGGTGGGCTCGAAGCCTACGTCGATGCTGGCGGCCCCGCCATCGCTGGTGAACATGCCGACCTTGACCGCCCCGGGGATCTCGCGCAGCGCCCACCAATCGACATAGTCGCCCGCCGGGCTGGTGGTTGGGCTGTTGCCGATGCTGAACCCATCGGACAGCAGGGCGGTCACCAAGGTCGCGCCAGTAGCGCCCGCGAAGCCGTTCGCCAAGCCAGCTGGATGCGCGCTGGTGGTGAAACAGCCACCATTGCCATCCGTCGCCCGATGCAGCCAGAGCACATCGGGCCGGAATGGGCACCCTTCCATACCCTGCAGATTACGAGCAGCGCTGGCGGCCTGGTAGTACCGCCCTGCCGCGAAGTGCTTGCTGCCGCGCAGTGCCTTGATGGCCAGATACGCATACAACGCGCCGGCCTGCGATTGGCCGGAGCCGACGTAGATGCCGTCCCGCGTCAGATCGGTCAGTTGGTTGGGCTTGGCAGCAAAGCCACCGCCGGGCGAGTTGGCGAGGTTGCGCCGCATGCTCCGCCACATGGTGTAAGCAACCGTCGCTGTGCCATTGATGCGCTTGGTGAGCGCAAGATCGGGGCCGCCACCGACGGGCGCGATCTCGCGAGCCGAGCCATTCCCGGCGTACGTCCCGCTTTCGATTTTGACGGTGAACGACATGACTATTTGCCCGTGACACCAACGACCTGATCGGCGGCCGACGTCACGATCGTGCAGCCGGTGGCGCAGTCGAAGCCGAGTTCATGGGAGCCTGCGGGGTACCCAATGGGAAGCACCGCGAGCACCAGCCCAGCGGCCGACGTGTTGTCGTAGACGGTGAGCGTGCCGATCAGTGCGGCCGGCAATACAAGGCGCTTGAGGACACCGCGGCCAGCAAACAAGACGGTGGTAGCGGCGGCGGTGCTTCGCTGGGGCGTACCGCTATCGCTGATCCGCTGGGTATCGGCGGCGATATCCTCGCCGGCCTTGACGTTCAGTTCTTTCACCGGGACGCCTGCGCGCACCAGTTCGGGCGAGGGCCCACCAGGATTGAAAAACATAGTCAGGCGTCCTTGGTAGTTGCATCCAGCGCCAGCACCTCGGCGGGTGCCAGCTTCAGGTCTGTGACCGTCGCATCGGTGTCGAACACAAGATTCATCAGCGCCAGCATGTCGCGCTCGGTCTTGATCTCGGCGAACACGGTCTCGGGGTCCATGCCGCGCTCGCGCAGCGCCTCGCTGAGACTCTTCAGGCCAGCACGGATCTCCTCCTTGTCGGCCATGGTGTCCTTGAGCGGATCGACCATGGCCTTGCGCGGCGTGGTGATGCGGTCGGGCTTGGCGCCGACCTTGACGCCGTTGAGCTGGGCGGCCTCACGCCACCAGCGGCGGATCGGGCGGATGAACATCGGGATGAACGTGAGCCACTGCTCCGCATCGACGATGTCATAGAACTCGCGCAGTGCCGCGCGGTGGCTGGTGTAGCTGCTGCGCGATGTGTCGCCCGTGAGCTGGTGGTAGGTGACCTCGGCGCCGGCTGCGATGGCGTGAAGCTGGGTGGCGGTGTACTCGCCGTAGCCCCCCACCGCGGCCGGGGTGCCGAAGGCAACGCTCTCGCCCTGGGTGAGGTACTTGATCAGGCCGGGGCTGACTTTCTCGATGGTGCGGTTGGGCGCGGTGGCTGTGGCGCCCTGCTCTTTGGTGAGATCGCCCAGCGACATGCGCGGCTGGTCGGTGGTGACGAAGGCGGTGAAGCAGGCCTCGATTTTCTTGCGCACCAGCTCGGCCTCTTCGTAGGCATCCAGATCGCGCAGGCGCATCAGGCTGACGGCCAGCGCGGGCACGCCGCGCACCTGGCTGATGCGGTCCTTGCGATAGAGGTGGATGACCTCGCTGGCCGGCACGAACTTGCTCTGCAGGCTCTTGCGGATCACGGCTACCTCGCCCGGGTGCTCCGGGAACAACCAGTAGCCGGTGCGCTGCCCGAGCAGGTTGTACTGGACGCCCATGATGATGACGTCGCCAGTGGCTGAGTCGACGCCAGTCTTGAGGTGGTCGAGATGGTCCGGCTCCAGCAGCTGGATCTGCATGGGCACGGCCAAGCCGTCTTGCGGCTTGCGCCAGCGGCGACGCAAGAGGACCTCTCCGCTTTCCTTCCAGGTGAGCGCGGCCAGGCGCTGGATGCCGCCGAAGTCGAGCTGCCCATCGGCGTCGCAATCGTCTGCCGTCCACGAGGCCCACAAGGTGCGCTCGCTCTTCAGCTCGGGGATGACCGTGATGCCCGTGCTGCCAACGATCTTGGTGGCCAGCGTGTGCACGGCCTTCTTGGCGTACTCGTTGTCGCGCACCATCTGGCGGGCGCGGTTTCTGACCAGGCCGATGCCTTGGATGATCTCCGCGTTGGCGCTGCCGCCACCGGCCTGCCAGCCAGCGGTGCGCCGGCCCGTGGTGGCTGCTTCATACTTGCGGATGACGCTGAGCTGCAGACGCGCTTGCTCCCGCCGCACTGCCGCATGGGGCGCCAGGATCTCGATGGCACGGTCGATGAAGTTCACGGGTGCTGCCTTGGGTTAGCTCGGGTCATACGACGCGAAGGTGGTGCCGCCACGCTCGACGCCGCCCACCGTGGGCGGGGCCAACTGGCCGCTGGCGATCAACTCGCTTTCGATGTGCTTCTTGGCCTGCATCAGCTCGCTCATCGAGCGGTACTGCACGCGCTTGCCGTCGTACTGGACGATCAGCTGGCCCATGGCGATGGCGTCGCTGATCGCCTGGTATTGGGTGAGGGTGAAGGCCATATCGGTCAGTCGTTGAGCCAGTTGTCGGTGTTGCCCAGCCAATCGTCTGGCGCTGGGGCTGGCGAGGGAGCAGGAACGGGAACAGGCGCCGGGGCCGGCGTCGGAGCAGGCGCCGTCGCCTCCGAGCCCGGTGCAGCATCGGCGTCGGCGGCAGCAGCAGGCGTTTCAGCGCGTGCAGACATTTGCACTGTCTCCTCAGCGGGTGCAACGGCGCCGGTGAACAGGTCTCCGTTCACGGGCTCCAGGTACTGTTCGATGGCGTCCCAGTCGGCCGAGACCATCTTGTCGACACGCACCGCCGGATGGCAGGCCGCCGCATGGCTGTAGACCAAGAGATCGAGCGCTTCGTTGCGCTCGCGGATCTTTTCCCACAGCCCCGTCTGTTCGTTGAAATACTCGGCCGTGAGTTCCCGGAAGAAGTCATGGCCCAGTTGCTTGCTCAAGCGCACCATGCGCCTAGTCGGGTCCTTGAGGCACTGCTCGTCGGCCCAGTCCATCAGGCGCTGGAACAGGGCCTCCTTGATGGTGTCGGTGCCAACCATCCAGAGCGCCAGGCCGTGCCGCGCCGTGTCGCCCTTCGAGTTCTTGCTTTCCTTGCGGCTGGGCTTGCCCAGCGGCACCTGCTTGCGCAGCGAGCTGCCCTTGACGGCGATGACGCTGTCGTACTGCATCTGCCGGCAGTACTTGTAGACGCGCTGCGTGCTGGCGCCGCCGGTGTCGATCGCGGTCATAGCGATGCGCAGCGGGATGCCGAAGGCGTTCTGAAAGGTCTGGTGCCGCAGCTTGGTCAGCTCGCTCCAGGCGTCATCACCCTCCGGGTTGTGCCAGATCTTCACCCGGTCAATGACGATGCTGCGTTCGTTGCGCCCCCATGCCCGCACCAAGAAGTCAAGGTGGTCCTTCTGCGTATCCACCGAAGCCGTGAGCACAAAGTAGCCGCGGGGCACCTTGCGCAGCGGGTAGTTCTCGGCCTGGTCCTCGATGTCGGCCTCGCTCATGCGATCGGCATGGTCATCGAAGGGCAGGCCCAGGATCAGATTCCAGAACGTGATCAGCTTGCTGCGATCGCGGCAGGCCTTGATCCATTCGTCGGCGATCTTGGCCCAGGATCTGCCCAGCCCGATCGGCGTGTAGAGCGCGTTCCAGTGATAGCTCAGGTGGTCCGTGATCCAAGGCCGCTCATGCACCCAGCGCGCCTGGCCGCCCATGGGGATGTCGGCCAGCATCTCGGGCTTGTGATGCTCCTCGATGGCCTCGCCACAGTCGGGGCCCTGGCACATGTAGACCGCGGTCTCGGTCAGGTGCCGCTTGATTCCCTTCTCGTCGATGGTCTTCTGCCACCGCAGGTGCTGGAACAGCAGTTCCTGCAGGTGGCCACAATGCGGGCAAGGAACGTGGTAGCGCCCTCGGCTGCCCGCCTGGTACTGCCGCCAGATCTCAGACCCGCCTACCGCCTCTTCGTCATCGATCGGCAGCTTGATGGGCGTGCTGCCGTAGTAGTGCTTGTGCCGCGGGTAAGTCACCGAGCGCTGCTCGGCCTGCTTGACCGGGCTGCCCTGGCCCTTGATGTCGACCTGGAACTTGTCGACCTCGTCCAGCCCGACCTTCTTGATGGGCGTGCTGGCCAGTGCCGACGGACTGCCCGCGCCGGCCAGCATCAGGAAGCCGCCTGGGAACGTGATGTCCAGCAGCGTCACGGTCGCCTTGAGCCTCAAGGACTCGCATTCCGTGATCATCGGCGCGATGCGCTTCTTGTTGTAGCGCTCCGCAGCGATCACATCCGGCTGCACCAACAGCATCGAGGCCGGCGCCACATCCATGGTGTAGCCGGCCCAGTTGTTCAGGATCTCGCTCTTGCCGTTCTGCGAGCAGGCCATCGCGGTGACCTGGCTGCATGGGTGATGGTCGCTCAGCGCATCCATCGGCTCACGCAGGAGCGGATTGCGCGAGGTCCGCCACTGCCCGCCTTCAGACGATTCCTCAGGCAGGACACGGTTTGCATCCGCCCACTGGCTAACCGTCAGGCGAGGCGGCAAACGCCAGCCGATTGCCGCCGCTTCCATCACGGCGGCATAGCCATCCCGCAGGTTCACTGCGCCGCCCCGTCTCTCGCCGCAGCTTCGCACCTGGCGGCCAGCTTCTCCAGCAGCCGTTCGCACTCGGCCTCGATCAGGTCGTAGACCTTGCGGGCATCGGTGATCGGCGCGACCAGTGGTGCCAGGCGATCACGAAACATCATGATCTCCGTACGCGCCGAGGTCACCACATCGGCAATCGCCCTCAGCGTCGACTCGCCATCGAGCGCCCTGCCCTGGGCCTTGGCCAGCTCGATCTGCGCCAGCTGTGCCTGCGCCTGCTCACGCAGCGTGCGTGCATCGTGGTAGTGGTTCGGCGCCTTGGGTGCCGCTGCCGCTGCTGCTGCCGCCGCCTCGATCGGCAGTTGCTCAGGTTCAGCAGCTGCTCCCTTTCCCCCTTGCGGCTCGGGCACGCCGGTCGCGGTTCCAGCGAAGTCTCTCCCCTCACGATGCGCCGCCCATCGCTCACGCACGCCGGCCTTGCTGGGGTCGGCAGACACATCGAGCAAACGAAGCGAGGCCTCGACGTTGACCTGCTTGCCGTCCTCGCTCAGCACCAGCCGCTTGTCTTTCACCAGCTGGCTGATGTACGGCCGCGAGCATCCGTAGATCTGCGCGAACTGAGCCTTGCTGACATAGCCGTCCATGCTGATCCGCGCCGGTTGGTTAAGTTAACACCCCCTGTTAAGTGCCTGTTGTTAAGTAACTTCACAGCCTTAAAGGCGGCAAATCCCCGTGGCCCGAATTACCCACGGGGGCCGGGCCCCTGGGAAGGACCCGTGAAAATTCCGATGGTCTGAGCAGAGGTCGCCCGCACCTCAGCGGCCGGCGCGCCTGGCGTCGGCCATCGCCCTGCGCCATGCGATGCCCCAGTTTGTTTCGAGGCGATCAGCGATCACGCGCCGCCCGATCTCCTCGATCGGCAGACGCACGCGATAGCTGGTGGACTTGATGAAGATGAACACGGGCGTCACGTTGCGCCCCATGAACTCCCGCTGATACACACCAGCTGGAGCCTTGCCCGTGCTGCCAGGCTTGATGACGAAGAAGCGCCCGCCCGCCCGGCGCTGCGCGTTGATCTCACTACGGGCGTCGTGGGACATGTTCCGTGTGTAGCCAGCTGTCATCGTGATCCGCAGCTGCGACAGCACCTGGATGATCTGGCCCCGGTCCACGTTGCCGTATTGATCGAGTCTTGCCCCGGCGCCAGGCACAACGCTCCAACCGGCAGGCAGATGCCCAGCTGCCCGCAGCGCTGTCTCCAGCGCCTTGGACTTCCGAGGCCCGCCGCCCACCTGAGGCCCGAGGTAGTTGCGGGCATCCCACTTGAAGCCGACCGTCGCCACCAGGCGCTTCTTGGTTGCGGGCCTCAACTCGAAGCCCTTGGTGGTGTACGGCGTGGGCCGATCGAACACAGCCGGCAGCTCTTGCTCAATGCGCGACTTCACATCCTTGCCGGTCAAGGTCAAGGTCAGCGCCGCCGCAAAGGGCACTTGATCAGCGGCCACCACCTTCGCCCAGCGCGTGAGGTTGTCCAGATCTGACTTGACGCTGATCTCTGGAAACATGGCTTGGGTGGGGCTGAAATGCGAGCGCCCTGCCGGGGTGAACCGCAGGGCGCTTCGATCTGGTCACAACTTCACTAGCGTGCCTGAAATGTAGCCATTTACTCTATTGCGTAAAACTCCCCCGGCGCTTCCTCTTGGGCTTTTCTGGCAGGGCCGGCGCCACAGGCCGAGCCGCCTGCTGCAGCGCCTCGACGCGTTGCCGGTGGTCCCGCGCTGCCCGGGCCTTTGCGCTCAGCCACGATGCCAGCAGGTAGTGCGCTTGGTCGACGCGTGCAAACAGCGTGGACTCGGCACAGCACAGCCGCTTTGCCTTCTCCCTGGTGGGCCCGGCCGCCAGGTACACCACCTCCACGGTCGCACGCAAGTGCGACTCCAGCGCCATGACGCCCTGATCGGTCTCCTCGGCCTCGACGTCAAGCGTTGGAATTCGAGCCTCGGCATAGCCATCCCGCCCAGCGTTGGCCAGCGTCAGGTCCACGCTGGAATAGCCGAGACCGCCACCGCTGCCGCCCAATCGCCACCTGGCCCAGTTCAACAGCCGCCGTTCAATGTCGTCGATGCGAGCCATCTAACTTTCCTTCCTCTTCTTCTTCCGAGTGAAAACAAGAACATGCATAGAGAGATGTGTTGCGCCTGTTGGAGAACGTGTTGCGCGGCTAACCCGCGCCGTTGCTTGTGTTGCGCTGTTGCGAGGGGGTCGCGGGTATAGCAAGAGAATTGATGGCAAGCTGCGTGCAAACACGCGAGCGCACGCGCATGCGCGCATCTAGGCTGCAACAGCTGCAACACAAGCAACGGCGCGGCTTAGCGCCGCAACAGCCGGCGAAACAGGCGCAACAGCTAGGCATTCCCGTCGCCCTCGCCCTCGGCCTCACCCGCCTGCCGCGGCGACCGCATGAAGGACCATGCAATCGGCTCGAAGTCGTCGATGCACTTCCTGGCCCAGCGGCCCTCGGTGGGTGGGTAGGGGTCATCCTCGCCATCCACAGGCGCCGACTCCTCGCGGAAGCCGCAGCCACGCGGTATCCAGATGCGATAGCTCTTGCGCCCCGTCGAGGCCGCCTCGTCCGGCACCTGGACGTTCTTGCTGAGGTAGGGTGGGTCCTGCCGCTTGCCGGCGGCGTCGCGCTCGATGCGCTCCCGCGCATAGCGCCCCGCCTGCGCCGTGAACTCCGCCTGCTGGGGAAAGAAGCGCGCCCCGGTCACATCACACCAACGCTTGAAGCAGCGATACATCTGCTCAACGCTGCAGACCTTCTTGGGCAGCGGCAGATAGCCGTCCAACAGCTCGTGCATGAATCGCTCGGCCGGCTTCAGCCCCAGCTCGATGAGCGTCGCCTTCGCCTTCGTCAACGGCGGCTTGGTGTGGCGTTCGAACTCGCCCAGCGGCCGATGCTGCAGGTAGTGCAAGAACTTCCGGGCGCCATCGTTGGCGAGGAAGGCGCGCACGCGTGCATACAGCGTCTCCTCATCGGGCAACGGCGTGTACACCACCAGAAAGCGCCGGTCCCCCGGCTCCAGCGCCAGCGGCTGGCCCTCATTGCTCAGAAACGCCAGGTTCGCGTGGTTGCTCTCCCAGCGCGTGTCCGCATGCATGCTGCGGATCGGGATCTTGTTCTCCTGCGAGATGATCCACTTGAGCCGGTTCTTTTCCTTGTACATCTCCTGCCGGCTCACCACCTCATCACCCACGATGAAGAGCTTGGCGCTCAGCCAGGCGTTGTATTTCTCCTCCAGCTCGGTCTGGCCCACCATCACGCCGTACTCGCCGTACAGGTCCCTGATGCAGTCGAAGAACAGGTTCTTGCCCGTGCCCTGCGGCCCGTGGAACACCAGCGCCGTGGCCATCTTGGCGCCAGGCTGCTGCAGCGGCAGCGAGAGCCAGCACAGCACCCAGTCCACGATGTCTTCAGGCCCCATGCCCGGCGCTTCGCTCGTGCTGCACAGATAGCGCAGCAGCTCCAGCATCACCTCGCACTCGCCCGGCTCGGGCTCCAGTGGCTCGACGGACATGCCAGCGTACAGGTTGATGCGGTGCGGGCCGAGATCCTTGCCAGGCTCGAACATAACGTCCTCCTGGTACACCATCCAACGATCGTCACTGCCGAGCCAGAGCTTCACAGCGTCCGAGCCATAGGTGTTGCGAAGGTTCGCCAGCTCGATAGCCTCCAGCCGCCGCGTGTCCCAGGCCAACTTGCTGCCGTACTGGTAGGCAAAGCGCTCGTGCAGCACCGCCAGGTTCGCCAGCGAGCGCTTCGAGGGCTTGCGGCGGCGCTGCCCCCCACCCTTGTCCGCCTCATCGCCCTCGCCCCCATCCTGGGCGGTTGGCGGGCCGCCTTCACCACCATCGCCCCCTCCCCCGCCGCCACTCGCGGGCGGCCCGCTCTCTGAAGGGGGTGGGGGGGAGGATGCGCGCCGCGCGCCCGCTCCAGCTGGCTCGCCTTCGTCCGGCGGCTCCTCGCGCCGGCCAGCGCCATCGGCGCGCGGCCGCGCAGGCTTGAGCGTCACGCCCACCAACGGGGCCAGCCACAGCAGGGCCTCGCGAGCAGACTTGCCGCCGTACTGCATCACCAGGTCAACCGGGCTCTTACCCTGCTCTTCGCCAAAATCCATGATGCCCTCGGGCAGGATCTGCAGGTCTTCCTGCAGGTCGCGGCCCAGGGCCTTCGAGGTGATGCGGTAGCCATCGCGCCAGCGCGTGGCGCCAGGCAGCAGATGCGGCACCCAGGCATCGAGGTGCTGGTAGGCCGCCGCGTTCACGCGCTGGAAGTCGTTGCCATCCTGCGGCCCCGCGCTGCTGGGCTGCGGCGCGCGCGCCGGCTTGGCCTGGCCATCCTGGGCGGCTCGCTTCAGCGCCTGCTCGGCCTCCTTGTCGGCCTGGCGCTGGCGCTTGGCCTGGTCCACCATGCCGCGCAAGATGCCCAGCGCCTCGCCATCCATCGGCACCGGCTCGGCCGGCGTGCCAGCCCAATGGTCGCCCGTGCACGTGAAGTATTGGTGGCCGCAATACACTTCCAGCCCGATCGCGTCTTCTTTGAAGCACTCGCTCTGGCCGGTCAGGATGATGTGCACGCCCGTACCGCTGACGCTGCGCTCCGCATAGCTCGGGCACATGGCCATCACGATCTGGCAGCGCTTCGAGATCTCGCCCGTCTCGCGATCGATGGCGCCATCGATGTCCACGCCGATCAGCCCGTCGCCAGGCAGGAAGGCGAAGCCGATGCCGGCCCAGGTCTGCCGGCTCTGCAGCGCCGCGATCGCGGCCTCGAAGCTCACCAGCTCCGCACGGTCCAGCTCGTCGCCCTGCTCGACCTGCGGCTGCTCGGGCGTCGGCTTGCCATCCTTGGGCTTGCCCTTGGGCCACCCGCGCGGCTGGCCGCTCAAGTAGAACGGCACCTTCGGGGGCTTGGCGCCGGCCGAGCGTGGCGGCAGGAATTTCCACACCAGCCACTGCGGCAGGCATCGCATGGCCTCGGGCAGCGTGCGGAGACGCTCGATCTGCGCAGCACGCTGCGCAAGTTGTTCTTGGCGTGAAGACATTAGCGTCGGCCGTGTTGGCGTGCTTGCACCGTCTCTCGGTGCTGGTGGTCATCCCGGCAGCTCGTGTCGCAGTACACGGCCTGCGGCAAGCAGGCGCCGCCGCAGTTGGTGCAAACGCCGCGCATGGATGGCTGGGTGCGTGCCGCGGCGTCTTGCTGTTGCTGGATGGCTTCGACCAGGAAGAACTCGCCCAGCTGGGCGGCCAGGTCATCCACGCTCAGCCGCTCGTGCGGGTCGCGGTCACTAATGAGGCTGGGCTTCATGTCAGCGGCCCCAGCTGCGCACCACCAGCTCCAGCGCCGGGGCCCCACCACACACCCGCTCGGGCCCCGGGGCATACGTCACCATGGGCCGGCATGAGTGCTCCACACGCCTTGTCCCCATGGGCATCAGCTCGCCAGCCTTGGCCATGTTGACCACCGTGCGCCGCCCAACGTTGAGCCCCACCATGGCGCGATGCGCCATGTCGCGCCAGGTCGGCAGGCGCACCTCAGTTACCGTGCCTTGCGCTGCAGCACGTTGCGCCTCGGCTGCCAGCTCCTTGGCGGCATCGCTCAGCGCCTTTCGGATTTCGCCGCGGGGCCTCATGCCTGATCCCCCGCCGAGGCCTTGCCAGGGAGGTTGGCATTCATGGCTACCAGGTGGCGCAGCATGGCCTGGCCCGCACCGATCAGCTCGCCCCACTTAGCCTCTATGCGCGCCAGCTCGGGGTCAGTAATCCTGCTATCCGCCAGATCTTCTGCCAGCTCGCTCATCAGCCTGCCAAAGTCCTGCGCTACGGTGGACACCTTCACCATGCACAGCGAGTTCGGCTCAAACGCCATGTCGGGCAGCGGCACACACATCTCACCCAGCTCGGCTGCCATGGCATGCAGGATGCGGTGATTGCCCGTCAGCAACTGCAGCGTCAAGGCATCCATCAGCCCGAACTTGGAGCCCGGCTTGCCGGCTACCTCAGCGCTCAGCGCCTGGTGCGATTTGCCCATGCGGGGCGCAATGCCCTGGCTCCCGCCATGGGCCCTGTCGTGCACGGTGTGCAAAGCAGCGTCAAGGACGTTCATACGAAGTCACCTTGGAAGTTCAAGTGGACGCGACCAGTTGCCAGGCCGAGACTGAGGGCATGGAAGCAAGCAAGTTCGCGTTGAGAAGAAAAGCCCCGGGCCGCCTGCTGGCGGCAGTGATTGCGGCTGGGGATGAAAGCGGGAATGGGTGCGCGCCCTGCCGTGGTTATGCTGGGGGCTCCTACACCAACCAGCCCACGGAGGGCGCGCATGACCATCGAATTCTTCGTAACAGACAGCCTGAAGTCGCTTGCTGCTGCCGCAGGCATCGATATTCCAAGCCTTTCGCCAGACCGGTGTTCGCTCATGGTGGGCGACGTCATCACGTCTGCGTCGAGTCCCCGCCTGGCGCTGCGGGTGGCGGCACGTTGGCTGGAGATTGGGCCAAGGGGCAACTCGCACACGTGGCATGTGCAACTGGAACAGGCAGAGCATCCGCTATTGGCCCTCGCCGCGCGATCCATTCCGAAACCGTAGTAAGCCAACACCTCTTGGCGGCGCGCTCCTGGCGGCGTTCACGGCGCTGCTTCAGGGCGAGCGCCGCTGGTGGGAGATGGTTACGCATGACGACCCTCCTGCTTTCCCGCCACCACGGCCGCATCCGACTGAGCGTGCGCATTGCGCCACTCGGCCACCAGCGTCGGCAGCACGTTCTCAAGCACTCGGCGCAAGCTGAGCGGCACGTAGCTCGAATCGATCTGCGCGCCGATCCAGCTCTGCACCATGAACAGCCCGCCGTCTGCTTCGGTGATCTCGATGCGAAGGCGTCTTGAAGCGCGGATGTATGCCGCCAGGTCAGACGGCGTGGCGCTGGGTTGCACGGCAGCCGCTGCCCGCGCATGCGTCAGTTCGATCTGCAGCGCCTGGCTGCATTCGGGGCACGAGGTATGGGCGATCACTCGCTCGGTTCGGCTATGCATGGCAGGCCTCCAGTGGGTAGGAAATGGGCGCGCGCCCTGCCGTGGTTATGCTGGGGGCTCCTACACCAACCAGCCCACGGAGGGCGCGCATGGAACTCATCCAACTCGTGCTGAATTTCCACGACATCACAGCACTCCAAGCAGCCGGGCTGCGAGTGCCGCAGCCAGCAACCATCCAGTGCCCAACAGGCACAGTCCCCATCGCGGGAGACGTGTTCCAGCATGCAGGGATGCACTACCCCGATGGCGAGCCGGCAGCGTTCCGAGTGGTGTCTCGCGCTCACCGGTTCGGCGGCGAGCACATTCAGCGCATCCAGCTGAATCTTGAGCTTGTCGTATTGCATCAGCCGTAGCAGCCGGCAAGATCAGATCGCCGTCGGCAAGGCCTTCCAGCGGGGACGCTACGAACCCTGAGTACCACTGGATCGGTGCATTAGGAAAAGCCGGCCATGGGTGGCGGTACCTGGTAAACGGCACATCGACGCCCTTGGTTGGCCCGCGCTCTGGTGTTTCACGCTGCATGGCTGGCTCCTTCAGGCTGAGCCTGCAGCTCGAGTACCAATTGCTGGAGCTTCAACGCGTCGTCAGCGCCCTGTGGGACGTCGCCCGCCGCCCAGCGCGACAGCCGGGGCTGTGGGATGCCTGTTCGCTTTGCGATTTCAGTCTGGGTCAGCCCACGCTCGGTGAGTTTCCGGATGAGGTCGGTCGTTGAAGCCATGCGCACATGTTATGTGTGTCTGCATAACTTGTCTATCCACACATGCATTATTCGTTCTTGCATAGTTTGCCCATGCAGCCGCACGAACTCATTGCCGAACTGGTCCGCCGGACTGGAAAGTCCACCCTTCAGGTGGCGCGTGAAATGCAGAAAGCGTCGTTTCAGGGAACGCTGCACCGGTACATCAATGGCAACGCCTCCAATCCGACCAGGCAAACAGCCAAGGCCATCGCCGACTACTTCAACCTCCCGGTTGATGCGCTATACGACAAGGCGCTAGCGCTTCGAATCGCCAAGGAGCGAGGGCTTGCGCCCGATACGCGGCTGCCACCCGTGGTTCTTGCTCAAGAGCCTGCTCCTGTGCGGAAGTATCACGAGGCTGAAGAAGCGCTGCCGGCCGTGTTGATGGCGCGCATTAAGAGACTTAAGGCTGAGCATCGCAAAGGCCTGATCTCCATGATGGAGACATACCTGGATGCGGTCGACCCTATGCACGCTCATGCTGGGAAAGCGCGGCGCGCATAGAACTCCCCAGCAAAATCTACCAATGGCCGCTACCGGCCCGTATCCCCCACAGGTAGGAAGTCTGCTACGTACTATTCACTCTGCGCACAACCGTGCCGCAAGCTACCTGATAGAACCGACGTACCCGAGATTTCCGAGCACATCCTGCCCAGAAACAACATAGTGATAGAAGGCTCGGCGGACGTCTGCCGGTTGCAAGTCACAGCCCAACAGGTTGCCGCATTGGAGCGTCATGCCAATCCGGTACCCATCAACACTCGGTTCACGCGTCACTGCAAATCCGTAGCTAACCTCATGGTTAATTGGTGCGTAGGTCTGTAGCACCACGTCGGTGGCAGATTGGATCTTCCACATCGAGTGCCGCGCCAGCCATAACTGAGCGCGCTCCCATTCTGTCTTGCACGCACCTTTGCAACTTACGGGCGCATCTGGCCCAGTTACGGCAAGCCTAGCACGCATAGCGTCATCGATTTCCTGTGACGCGCAGCCCGCCAGTGAAGCTACGACGACCCCTAGAAGTAAGCGTCTCATTCATTCCCCCTGTTGCTACGGCCCAACCTAACGGTTGGTATGCCTGCAAATTCTGACACCCCAAGTTATGTGATTGTGCATTGACACGAATTATGTGTTGCTGCATAGTCGCCACCGAACCACCACGGAGGCGACCATGCACCCCACCAGCCCGACCCCTTGCGCCAACCGCATCCCGCGCGTCGCTCCATCGCGGCGCGTGCTGGTCAACCTCAACGATGACGACGAGCCCACCGGCCCCGTCACCGCGGCCGACCTGATCCGCACCATCCAGGCGCGTGACGCCCAGCAGTGGCAGCGCCAGCCGCTGCACATCGTGTTCGCCAGCGGCGCTGTGGACGCTTTGCCCCTGACGGATGACCGCCGCTTCTGGGCCGTGCCGATGGACCAGCCGCCGATGCCAGCTGAGTGCGCCACCGAGCTGGGCGCCAATGCCATCGACACCCGCGCTGCGCGCACCTGGCTGTTTGAACGCTGGATGGCCCGGTGGCCGCGGCTCTCCAACTGGCTGTTGGTGATGGCCATCCTGCTGCTGCTCGGCCTGGCCGACAACAGCGACACCTGGCCGCCCGGCGCGGGTGAGGAGATCGCCGACGCGCAGGCGGCTGCGGAGGTGCAGCCGTGAGCGCGCTGCGCCTCTTCCCACCGGACCAGGCGTCCCGATTTGCCTGGTTCGTCTGCGATCCCTCCGACGCCGCCAGCACCATGCGCGGTTACTACGTCATTGACGATTTCGGCATGCTGGCTCGCAGCGATTGGGATTCGCGCTACTTCTCGCTCGCCAATGCAGATCTGCATGAATACGACGACGAGGCCATGCGCGCCTACTGGCCCGCGTCCATGCTGCAGCAGCCACCTGCACCGCCCAAGCACACTGTGGTGATCGGCCCCGAGGCTGCCCGCGAGTTCGCACGCATCCAGGCCAAGCTGGAGCGCTGGGAGCTGCAGCACCTCCGCACCCTGGCCGCTGAGCAGGCGGAGCGCATCGAGCAGCTGGAGCAGCAGCTCGCCGCAGCCGACGACTCGGCCGAATTCTGGCGCGATGCCCATCACAGCCTGGCCGACCACCTCGACGCCGACACCGCGGACGGCCGCTGCATTGGCCTGACGAAGGATGGTGCGCTCTTGGTGGTGCGCGCTGGAGGCGCGGCATGAGCCCCCACCTCGCCGCCGTCGCCGCCGGCTGGCGCCAGGCCGAGCAGCGCCAGTTCAGCGCCTGCAACCACTGCGACCACCACACCTGGGCCGAGCGCGAGCTGCGCTGCGGCTGCCCGGCCCTCGTCTATGCCGGCCAGGCCCGGCCCGTGCATGTGGTGCGCCAGCTGCACGGGGGCTGCGGCCCCGAGGCCATCCACATGAGCGCGCCCTGGCTCAAGCACTGAGCGAGCCCCTGCAAGGAGCACCAGCCATGCACAGCAACTCTGGCAAGCCCACACCCAGCACCGAGGAACTGCAGGCCGCCTGGCGCGCCGTGGCCAGGCGCGACTGGCCGCCTCTGCACGAGCTGGCCCAGGCCGCCGCGCGCTACGAGCTGGTGCTTGGCACCGCGGCACGCCGCGCGCGTGGCGCAGTGCAAACGCCTGCACCGCGGGCTCTCCCGCCCAACGTCAACCCTCCAGCGCCCGTCGTGCGGCCCCCTGTGCCGCCGGGCCCGCCTCGCCCCCATCACCCGCCCATCTTCGACCGCAAGCGCGCGGCCTCGGGCGAGCGGCCCGACGACGAGTAACCCCTCTCTCCAATCGCTAGAAAGGCACCAATGACCACCACTGACACGCCCGAGGCCACCAAGCCCGCCCTGCAGCAAGAAGCCGCGCTGCACATCCCCCTGGGCCTGCTCGCCCCCAGCCCCACCAACCCGCGCCGCAAGTTCGACCAGGCCAAGCTCGAAGAGCTGGCCGAAGGCATCAAGGAACTCGGCGGCGTGTTCCAGCCCATCCTCGCCCGGCCCAACCCCGCCCACCGCGAGGGCAACGGCCAGCCGCCCTATGAGATCGTGGCCGGCGAGCGCCGCTGGCGCGCCAGCAAGATCGCCGGCATGACCACGCTGCTCGCGCTGGTGCGCCCGCTAAGCGATCGCCTGGCCCTGCAGATCCAGCTCAAGGAAAACGTGGACCGCGAGAGCCTCCACGAGCTGGAGGAGGCCGAGGGCATCAAGCGCCTGATGACCGAGACCGGCACCACCGTGGACGAAGTGGCCCACATGCTCAACAAGGGCCGGCGCTGGGTGTTCGGCCGGCTCGCGCTGCTGAACCTATGCCCGGCCGCCCGCGAGGCCTTCCTGGCCGACAAGTTCAAAGCCACCGTGGCCGGCCTGCTGGCCACCATCCCTGACCACAGCGAGCAGGCTGCCGCCACCGCCAGCATCGTGCAGGGCTTTGGCGGCGAGCCCTACAGCTTCCGCTCCGCGGCCGAGTTCCTGCGCAAGGAATACATGCTCAAGCTGGCTAGCGCGCCGTTTGACATCACCGCCACCTTCGATGTGGCCGGCCCATGCGGCCAGTGCAGCAAGCGCACCGGCGCCAACCCCGACCTCTTCGGCGATGACGTGAAGGCCGGCGACATGTGCCAGGACCGCAGCTGCTTCCGCGCCAAGGAAGACGAGGCCCACGAGCGCAAGCTCGAAGCCGCCCGCGCTGCTGGCCACACCATCCTGGTCGGCGCCGATGCGCGCAAGCTCATGCCCTCGCCCACCTACCTGCCGCTGGGCTACTACTGGTTTGACCAGCCGCTGCCCGCCCTCACTGCCGACCCGCGCCCTCTGCGCGAGATCTTCGGCAGCAAGCAGCGCGACGTGCTCACGCTGGACATGTCCAGCAGCGGCGTGATCAGCCTGGTGCCCGAGGCCAGCGCCAAGAAGCTGCTCAAGACCAAGGGCCTGCTGCGGCCGCAAGCGCCCATCGCTCCGCCGCCGCGCATCAGCGATGCGGCAGCGGCTGCACCGCAGGCGCAGGCGCCCGCACCGGCGCCCAGCGGCACTGTGGAGCGTGCTGCGCCAGCTGCTGCGCCCCAGCCCACACCGGCTCGCGTGCTGGCCAACATGTCCGAGGCTCGCGCTGGCAAGCTCTTCGGCCAGGCCGTGTTCAAGCGCATCCGCGAGGGCCTGCAGGCGTCCCAGGTGCTGCCCGTCAAGGCGCTCTGCCTGCTGATCCTGGCGCGCCTGGATGACACCTGCTCGGCCGAGGGCTTCGAGCTGCTCTACACCGGCCACGGCTGGGAGCTGCCCAGCAGCGAGGCAGGCCACCACGCCACCTACCTGGCCGATGTGGAGCATCGCCTCAACGACATGGGCCCGACCCAGCTGGGCGAGCTGCTCATCGAAACGCTGGTGATCGAGGAGCTGACCGATCACAGCTGCGCCCAAGACGTTGAGCTGAGCGACTGGCTCAACGCGCCCACCTACTCGCTGATGTGCGAGCTGGGCATCGAGCACACCCTCGGCGAGCTGGAGGCCGCCGCGGACGAGCAAGGCTTCCAGGAAGTGCGCGACGAAGAGGCCAAGCGCATGGGCCACACCGACGCCACCAGCGCATTCGTGCAGGCGCACGCGCCCAGCAAGACCAAGGCGCCGGTGAAGTACCGCAACGCCATGACCGGCGAGACCTGGAGCGGCCGCGGCCTGCAGCCCAAGTGGATGAAGGTAGCGATCGCCGATGGCGCGCGGTTGGAAGACTTCGTGGTCTCGGGTGCCTGACCATGAGCGCCGCCACCAACATCGAGTGGGCCGATTCCACCTTCAACCCGTGGGAAGGCTGCCAGAAGGTCGGCCCCGGCTGCGATCACTGCTATGCCGAGGCGCGCAACGCGCGCTTCGGTGGCGGGCAGGCCAGCAACTGGGGCCCAGGCGCGCCGCGGCGCCGCACCAGCGCCAGCAACTGGGGCTTGCCCCTCCGCTGGGACGCCAAGCGCTTCATGCAGTGCGACAAGTGCGGCTGGCGCGGCGAGTGCGCGGCCGAGCTGATCGGCTGCGGCGCCTGTGGCTGCATCGATCAGCTGCGCGACGTGCGGCGCCGCGTGTTCTGTGCCAGCCTGGGCGATATCTTCGACAACCAGGTGCCCTTCGCCTGGCGCGTGGAACTGTTCCAGCTGATCGGCCGCACCTCCAACATTGACTGGCTGCTGCTCACCAAGCGAATCGGCCTGGCCCGCCAGATGCTCAATGAGGTGGTGGAGGAGCTGTCTCACGGACTCAACACCTGGGATGAGCGCCCGTGGCCCGGCGTCTGGATCGGCGCCACGGTGGTCAACCAGGAGGAGGCCGATCGCGATCTGCCCAAGCTCATGCAGACCCCAGCCAGCAGGCGATTCCTGAGCATGGAGCCGCTGCTTGGGCTGGTGGACCTCGGGCTAGATTGCCCGTGGGTCGTCTCGCTGGATGGCCGCCCGCTGGACTGGGTGATCGTCGGCGGCGAGAGCGGCCCCAGCGCACGGCCGATGCGCGCCCAGTGGGCGCAAAGCCTGCGCGATCAGTGCGCTGCCGCTGGCGTTCCGTTCCTGTTCAAGCAATGGGGCGAGCACCTGGGCGAGAAGCAAGACGGCAACTTCGCCCACGAGCCCATGGAGCTCAACGCCACTGACGATCCGGTGCGCGTTGGCAAGAAGGCCGCCGGCCGCCTGCTCGACGGCCGCACACATGACGGATTCCCGGAGGCCCACCATGCCTAAGCCCAAGTGCGAATGCACGAGCTATTGCGGCGACGATCCCCGCGTGGCCACGCGCCAGGTCACACCCTGCGAGACCAAGCAACGCGAGCGCGAGGCGCGCCTGGCGCAGACGCGCACCACCGAGCTGCTGGCCAAGGCCGGCCACGAGGGCAACATCGTGGCCGCGCTGGAGGATCTGCTGGCTACCAGGGCCGCGCTCGACGCCGCCTACCTGGAGCGCAACCAGGTGGTCGCCGCGCTGGCGCGCTGCTTCCCGGCCGGCATCGCACAAACACCCATCGAGGGCTGGGCGCCCGAGTGGTGGGGCTGCGTGTACATCGACCTGCCCACCGGCCAGGCCAGCTGGCACTTCCACACGCGCGAGGCGCATCTGTTCGCCGGCCTGCCGCCCTACGCGGGTAAGTGGGACGGCCACACCACACCGGAGAAATACGCGCGCCTGGCCCGGCTGGCCGATACCGCGCTCGACAGCTCTGTGTCGGCCGCCATCATGGTTCTGGCCGAGCGACGCCGCCAGGTCGAGGTCGAAGGCTGGACGCCGGAGCATGACGATGAGCACGCTGACGGATCGATGGCCCTTGCGGCCGGCTGCTACGCGATGCACCACGACGATCCGGGGCTGAAGGGCGCGCCCGCTTGGTGGCCCTGGCACGCCGGCTGGTGGAAGCCCGCCGACCCGCTCCGCAACCTCATCAAGGCCGGCGCGCTGATCCTCGCCGAGATTGAGCGGCGGGCTCGGCGTGAGCGCCACCACGGCATCGGCGAATCTAGTCCCCCGGTACAACCCACGGGAGGCGCGTGATGTTTGGACTCACGAAGCGCGAGCAGCGCTGGAAAGCAGAGCAGCAGGCCGCCGAACTGCTGCTGGGGTTCGTCGGCACGACAATCAAGGCCGCCGCGGCCGTGCGAGTCGCAGAGGCAGAGTCCGACGCTGAGTTGACCCGCCTGCGCGAAGATAACGCCGGCCTCGTCCGAGACCTGCAGTTGAGCACCCGCGTCATCAACATGCAGCTCCAGACCATTAAGGAACTGGAAGCGCAGCTCGCCGCCCACTCGGACGCGCAGGCACAAGCCACCGCTCCCCACTTCGACATGCTGGCCCACCTGCGCCGGCAGGCTGAGTTCTCCGAGCAGACCTTCGGCCCCGGCGCCCGCGTGGAGGGCGTCACCGACCACATCGCCAAGGAGCTGATCGAGGTCCGCGAGAGTGGCGGTGCGCTCAGTGAATGGGTGGATGTGATCATCCTCGGCTTCGATGGCGCCTGGCGCAGCGGCGCCACGCCCGAGCAGATCTGCGAGGCCATCGTGGCCAAGCAGACCAAGAACGAAAGCCGCAACTGGCCCGACTGGCGCACGGCGCCAGCAGGCAAGGCGATCGAGCATGACCGCAGCGCGGACGGCAATGTCCAGGAGGGCTCATGAACGCCTACGACCAAGGCCGTGATGCCGCCGCCCGCGGCCTCACCCAGGCCGACAACCCATACGCACCTGACTCGTCGGCTTGGGCCGACTGGCGGCGCGGGTTCTCGGATCAAACCACGGGCGCCTATTCCAAGGCGCTCATCGAAGGCAATGTGAGGCTGTCATGAGCAAGCGCCGCCCCGCCACCAAGGCCGAGCTGCTCGCCCGCATGCCTCGCGCCTTCCGCCCCAAGCTCGACGCCGCCCAGGTGCGCGATCTCGGCCTGGTGCACATCGTCAACCTCGACACCATCGTGCGCGGTGAAGGTGACTTCGCGCTGCTCATGGAGTGGGTCGAGAGCGTGTTCCTGTGGTCCAGGGTCGCCGAGCTGCTACAGGCCGGCGTCGAGGAGATGACCGAGCAGCTGCACCTGGCCCACGCCATGATCCAGCGCTACGACCGCACAGGTCGCGTCGGCTTCAGCGGCGAGGAGTACCAGCTGGCCAAGGACGGCATCAGCGTGATGGACCAGTTGGCTGAGCTAACCGACCGCCCCACGGCCGTGGCGGCGGCCAACTGGTCAGAAGCGCTGGTGGCCGGCCTGGCCGACGAGCGCGCCCAGCGGGCGCAACAAGAGTCAGCAGCAGTCGAAAGGATCGCAGCATGATCGGCACCCAACCCACCGGCGCGATCGACGGCGTCGTGATCAGTGCAGTCAGCCACGAGGGGCTCAGCGTCACCGTTGACGGCAAGCCGGCCCGCCTGGCCATCGTCACCGAAGACGGCCGCGTGATCGCCGCCGGCCAGCAGGTGGCACGCGAGGCTGAGGCCGTGGCCATCAACAGCTACCGCCAGATGCTGCAGGGCAAGGGCTGGCTGCGCGTACTGAGCAAGCCGATCACGCAATAAGATCGGCGCATGAAGTACATCTATCACTACCTCGCGGTGGTGCACCTCAATGGAACCACCGCTCACGTAGACGGTATCGTCACCCTGGAAGAGCGGCCCACCTCACAGCAGCAGTACAGGCAGCTCAAGGGAATGCTCGTCAAGGACGACGAGCGCTTGCAGGGCGGGCAGGTCGTCATCCATAACCTGTCCCTCATCTACGAAGGCGAGTAGCCAGATAGGCCGATAAGCAGCCCGCACCACGCGGGCTTTTTTTCGTGCCATAGAATCCACCCGTCGCCACCGTGTGTGGCGGCATTCGCTAGGGGTGCTGGCTCATTGCATGAGCCGGCTGAGATAGTCCCTTTGAACCTGATCGGCGGCCCTGGCCGCCATGCCAGCATTGTTTTACTTTGTTGGCACGAGGTAATCCTCGCGCAGGGAAGCAAGTCAGCAAGAGGGCCTCGCAGCCCCGTCTGTTTTGCCGCCCTGCCATCGAATGAGTAGGACGATGGCACATTCATTTCATTTCTCCCGTATCGCAATCGCCAGCGCCGCCGCGCTGAGCTGTGGCCTGAG